CTTGATGGAGTCAGTGTGCTTGTCGTCAGCTCGGTAGCCGAGGTACCAAGAGCACTCGCGCTCTTGAATACCCTCACCCGCACCCTGCCTTGCTGCGATGATGCGACGGTCGCTCTGAAGACGAGGGTGCAACTCCACTGGCCGCCGGTCGAGCTGTCATATGACTCGGTCAACGCAGCCGGGGTCTTAAATGCGTTCGCGCCTGAGCCCGTCACGAACGACGCTGGCTTCGGGGTGGTTGTCTGGGACGTGAACGTCGTCGAGAGCTGTTTGGTGCCAGCAGCGAACTCGGCTGAGTTGCCCGCCGCGATCTTCGCGACCGTCCAACCATCCGTGCGGTTCGCCACTGCCTGATCGACGCCGTCGACCAGCGCGCCGAAGTTGCCGTCCAGTCCCGCCGCGATATTGAATACGCGGTTGGCCACCTAGCCGACCTTCGTAAACGTGTAGGAGCAGCTCGGTTTATCCATGATCTGATTCGGGTGGGTCGGCCAGACGTTGCAGCCGTTCAGGTAGTAAGGATGCTGCCTGTCGGAGCAGGCGAAGACGCCGCCGCCGAACCGCAAGAGCGGACACGCGCCCTCGATCGGGGCGTTGCCCATCTCGCCTTGGAACGGGTCGCCCCAGCAGCACTGGCCGCAGCGGCAACACTCACCGGTCCGGACGTAGGTGCCGTCGTTCTCGTACGTGAAGACGAGCGGTTCAGGCAAAGATCGCTTTCACGGTGAACTGGATCGAGTCGCCTGACGCCAAGGTGATCGAGCCGAAGTCGCCCTTCAGGAACAGGACGCCGCCGGAGGCGGCGTCGAACAAACCGGCGTTCGTGATGGTGGCCGCGCCGGTCGCGGTGCGGGTCCCGATCACCTGGTAGGTGTCGTTCGTGACGGTCGTGGTTTGTTGGGTGGCGGTGCCGGCGGTGTGGTCTGTGCCCCCGGCGGAGCCGCTCACGAGGGCTTCGGTGAACAACGTGGTGTCGGCGACGGCGGCGGTGCCTGCGCCGGTGCCCCACCCGATGTTCAGGGGTTCGGTGCCGGCGCCGTGGATGCGGTTCGTGACGATCCCACGGCCGGCGTTCGTTACCACTGTCGCCATCGCTACTCCTCCTCTTTCTCTTGTAGGGCTTCGAGGCCGAGGCCTGCGGCTTCCTCAGCCAATCCGACGGCCGCGACGGGGTCGGTCTGTTTCGGGTTCAGTGCGTAGCTGACGGCCTCGTCTTTGATCTGCTCCAAGCGTTTCCGGATCCGTTTCTGTTTCGCGGTGTCAGCCATGCCGTCTCCCTTCGTGACGTAGCCGCCACCAGAACCGGCGGAACGGGTTGCGGTGCCAGAACGAGATCGTGCCGAGGTCATCTTTGGTGCCGTCCTTGCGGATCACGATCGCGGAGATCGACGCCTGCTCGACCCTGGTCTTGCCGTCCATCCCGGTCACTACTCGGCGGCCTCGTCCTCGCCGCCCTCTTCGTCCTCGCCTGTCTCCTCGCCCTCCGCCGTCTCGGTGTCGGGCTCGGTGACGGGCTCGGTCTCCTCACTCGTCACTGTCGTCATCCTGCCCCTCCTTCTTGTTGGCGCCCCGTTTCTCCCCGGGTGCGCTGGTTGCTTGCTCGGTGTCGAACCGGACGTACCCCTCGGCGGGGACGAACAGCCAGTCGCGGCCCTTCAGGATCGGGTGGCCGGCGCGGACGAGGTCGCCTTCTTTCACGAACACGTTCTCGCCGTCCACGATCGTGGCGGCGGACTGGTTCGCCATGTACAGCTCGGCCTTCGCCATCACGCACCACCCTTGTCCTGCAGCTGCTGCGACTGCTCCCCGAGGTAGTCGACGTTGGCGTCGGGGTCGCCGCTCGTGATCCTGGATCCCTGCTGGGTGTCGTAGTCGACGGACGGGTTCGCGATCTTCGGGCCGGTCGTTGCCGCGGACGGCGGCGGCGGGACGTGCGCGGGCGGGGTGGGGTGGCTGTCTTTGCCTTCCACGGCCGGCCCTTTCGCTGTGAGCGCGACCGTCTGCGACGGCGCGTTCGTGGGTGCGCCCGAGCTGAACGCGGTCGAGGGGACACGGCCGGGCTGGTCCCCCATCCCGGGCCGGTAGTTAGTCGGGGTGCTCACGACCACTTTCACCTGTTTCCCCATCTGTGTGCTCCTCTCTGTGCTGGAGGGGCGCGCAACGGTCGCGCCCCTCCAGACCCTCGTCTTGTCGGTCTAGGTGGTGCCGGTCATCGCGACGAACGCCGAGGCGGACAGCACCTTGCTGGTGTTCCTCCACCACGCGTAGATCCCGCGCTGCCCCGTGGGGAGGTTCCCCTGGGATGCGCCGAACAGGAACGGGATCATCTCGATGTGGAGGCCGATCCGGTCGAGGACGAGCATGTAGTTGAAGTCGCCGACGATCATGATCTTCGTCGCGTTCACGACGGTCGCCTGCATCTGCGACGCCTCCCACGCGCCACGACCCAGCAGGGTGGCGCCGGTGTTGCCCGGTGTGGGTGTCTGCGTCGCGAGCCCCTGGGAGACGTACAGCCAGAGGGCGGCGCCGCCGGCGGTGTCGATCCCACGGATCACGTTGTAGATCGCCCTGTTCGCGATGAACGACTCGTTCGGCCTGAACCTCGGCGGTAACGCGGCCTCCAGTGCGTACAGGTCTTTCGCGGTGACGGTGAGCCCGGTCGACGCTGCGCTGGTGGCGGTGGTGCCGGTCACGATCCCCTGCGGGTTGATCCCTGTGCCGGCCCCGGTCACGAACGCGGTCGCTTCTTCGTCGTCCTTGCTGTCTTGGAAGAGGCGGGCGAGCTCGGTTTCCATCCCGACCCAGTCCTCCTCGATCTCCACGCTGAACGGCACGAACGCGTGCGCCTTGGTGACGGTCGCGGTGGGTGCGGCCATCGTCGGGCTGTTGTCGGTCGCGGGCCCGGCTTCCGCGATCCGGGTGGCGACGATCGCGCCGGACGAGATCCCGTTCCAGGTGTTCGACCCGACCAGTGTCTCGTTCCTCGCGAGTGCGCGGATCGGGTTCACGACCGAGTTGCTCGTGGGGATCACGGTGGGGTCGAGCGTGAACGGGACGGCCTGCCCGCCGACCGTGGCGCCGAGTCCGAGGGCGCGCTGCTCGTCACGGGTCAGCGACGCACCGCCGAGGCCGAGGCTCGCTGACAACGCTTTGCGGAACGCGGTCCGGTACGCAGGTGAGCCGGTGATGAGCAGATGGCGGGCCATCTCGCCGGGCTGCCGCTCCTGCGTCGTCTCCAACAGGTGCTCGGCGTGGCCTTGGGCGTCCTCACGGTTGATCGTGTTCCCGCGCGCCCCGAGGTAGGGGAACCGGGCGATCTCGATCGCGCGCAAAGCGCGGTCGCGCATCTCCGCGCGGGACTTGTCGGGCTCGTACGGGTCGACCCTGACCGTCGAGAGGTCGTAGATGTCGCGTTCCTTCACCGACGCGCGGTCGGCACGAAAGAACCCGTCGTCGACCTTCTCGAGCCTGGCGGGCTCGTCCCCGTACTTCTCCAGCATCCGCTTCCGCGCTTCGAACTCTTTGACGCGGCTGTCGAGCTCGTCGACGGTGCGGGCGATCCCGGCGAACTCGTCGCGGGCGGCGGCCTCCATCGGCCGGCCGGTGTACTCGGTGTTCAGCTCGGCCATCCGGCCGGACAGGTCGGTACGCAAGGCTTGGAGCTCTTCGGTGGAGCGGTACTCGTCCAAATTCACGGGTTCCATGGGTGTTCCTCCCAGATGTCGGGTGGCGCGGTCGGCCACGTCTGTGTGGTGGCGTGCGCGGCGTCCCGACTCGAGGTGCCCTCCTGGGCGGCGTCGGTGGGAGGTGCGCTGGTAGTGATCGTCAGGTAGTCGTTCGGGGTCTCACGGACGAGCCCGGCCGCGACGAGTGCGCGCCGGTAGAACTCGTCGGTGAGCGAGCGGACGCCGGCGGTCGCGCCCGGGTAGGCGGGGAACGTGACCGGGCCGAACTCGCGGACGGCGATCTCCTTCAGGGTGCGTTCCGGCAGAGCCTGGGGGTTGTGCTCCGACGGTTGGGTGTCGCGGTTGAACTCCTCGCGTTGCACCGAGAACCGGAACGACGCCCCGTACAGGCCGGCGCGCAAACCTGGGAGGATGTTGTCGCGGACGTAGGGGGCGTCCAGCAACGGGACTTCGTAGTAGGCGCCGCGTTTGTCCTCCTCCAGAACGTCGATGGAGCCGAGAGGTTTGTCGCCGATCTGGGGGTCCTGGCCGTGCTGGAACAGGACCCGCATCCGGTCGCGGTTCTCCGCGAACGTTTTCCGGAACGCGCCGGGGGCGACGCGTTCCATGAAGTTCCCCTCGAACACGCTGTCGATCTCGGTCCACTCGTTGAAGCGTGCGAAGTGCCCGACCATCGTCGGTCCCGCGTCGTCCTGGTTGTCGCGGAGCTCGAGCTCGCCGCTGATCGCGCGGACGAGCTCGTCACGCGGCGGCCTCTCCGAAGGGAGCTGCTCCGAATCCATGCTTGTCCTCCTTACGCTGGGACCGGGGTGGTCCCGTTCACCGGGACGGGTTCGACTTTCGGGACGCCTGGGTCGGCGACGGTGTCTTTCCCGGGCGGCTGCAGCTGCACCGACACGAGCCCGGAATGAGTCAAGAGTGAGAGGTCACCCGCGTCGAGCGCGGCGACGATCGAGTCGGGGTCATAACCGGCGGAGACCAACTGGTTCGCGGCGGTCGCCATCTCCTGCATCTCTTTCGCCTTGTCCTGGATGTCTTCTTTCAGGGCGGGGATGTCACGGTCGTCGTACCAGAGCTGCGCCCCACCGGGGACGTTCAGGATCGGCTCCAGCGAGCCGCACGCGTTCCGCCACAACGGTCTCATCGTCTGGTCGGCGAACCTCCGACGTGCCTGCGAGTAGTTGCTGTACGTGGCCGCCTGCAGCCCTTCCGAGAGGCCGACGATCACGGGGGGGACACCCGCGGCGGCCGCGATCCGTGTTTCGCCGGCGCCCTGCGTGACTTTGAAGTCGATCTGCTCAGGGTTCGCCCCGACCACGGTCGCGTCGGTGCCGGCACCCAGGAACAGGGTCTTGTACGCGTTCGCGGCGCCCTCGTGCTGCTCCCGGAACAGCTCGATCCACGGCCGCATCTTCTCGACGGCATCGACGTCGAACTTGACCATCAGGTTGGGTGTGGCGCCGTTCTGGAAGTACGTGAGCTTGTGCAACGTGGCGGCTTTGTCGGCCATCACCTCCCTGAGCACGGGGGTGAGCCAGCTCATGCCGCGCCACCGTGCTTCGGGGTCGGGGATCGGCGCCCAATGCGCGACCTGCGACGCGAGGAACGCCACCTTCGGCTGCTTCGACTCGCGGCCGCCGGGGTGGTACACGTACCCCGCGACCTGCGCGCCCACCGCCCAGACCGAGCTCATCCCGTCCGGCACCGTTGAGTCATCAGCGGCGTTCTTCAGGCTCCCACCGACGATGTCGACCCAGTCAGGCCTGAGGATCGCGACCCCGCCGGGTTGGCGCGCCACGAACGCGTTCCCGGCCAGATCGACATGCTGGATCATCTGATAGAGGAGGTCGCCGGTGGTGCCGGCCTGCCACGGCTGCTCCAAAATCCCGAGGGACTGGTCGCCGAACATCGCTTGCGGTCGGCCGTTCTTGAACCGCCGGTACTGGAACCGAGCCTCGCTGAAGAGTTTCGCGCGGACGTCCATGCACGCGAACACCACCCCGCACGACTTGTACGCGGCCCGGACAACCGAGGTGTAGTCGCGGATCTCTTCCTGCTCCGCGTTCGGCAACGTGTAGCTGACCCCGTTGTACGAGAACGCGGTGATCAGCTCGACCCACGACTGGAACGAGATCGCCGGGTCGGCGCGCTCGAGCTCCGTCTTACGGGCCGGCCACAAACGCATCAGACCTCCAGGATTGGGTGTTAGCCCCAGGCGAACACAGGCTCGGCCGGCGCCAAACTCGACGCCGCCGGCAATGCCGCCATCGCGAGCGCGATCAGCGCGTCGATCGCCCGAGGTGACGACGGGTTCTTCACCAGACGCCAGCCGCGTTCGGTCTGTTTCACCGCGCCGGCCATCACGTGCGCGCGGAGCTCGGCGTTCCCGTCGTGTACCAACTGGCCGGTCTCGATCAGGCGGTACAGGTTCGCGGACGCGTTCGCCATCCTCTCGGCCGACTGCGGGAACTCGATCATCGGGAGGCCTTCCCGCTCGAGCAGCTCCGCGGACCGGCGGAACGTCCACGGGTCGTACACGACCTCCCTGACGTTCATCCCCTCACAAGCGTCCCGGACGGCCTGCTCGACGAGCTCCAACGGGACGCCGCCCTCACCAGGCCTGAGGATCCGCGCCTTGCAGGCGACCTCCCCGTCGGTGCCGGCCACCGTCACGACCGCCGACGAGTCGTGCCGGACTCCGACGTCGACACCCACCCACACCGGGTCATCGGGGCCGATCACGACGTCACCCCTGAGCCTGTCCCACATGCCGGGGTCGATCCACGGCTCCTCACCCTCCGTCCAGATCCCGCAGCCGAACCGGCGCCACTGCCACGGCGTCATCGACGGCGAATCATGCCGGCGCCTGAGCGCCGCGATCGTCTGCCACGACGCCGGGTTCGCCTTCAACACCAGCTTCAGATCATCAACGTTGTCCTCGGGATCCAACGACCACTCGTGCATCACGAACTCACCATCCCCCGAACGCGCGAACGTGTGCTTTCCGGGCTCATCCCGGTCGAGGTGCTCGAGCTTCAACGCTGCAGCGCGGAGCTTCCCCAACGGTGAGTCCAACGACGCGCCCGCCGTCGAGATCGTGATCATCCGGCCGCCCCGCGGGCCGAGCCCGTCCCGGAACACCCCGTACAGATCCGCCGAAGGGTGCCGGTGGAGCTCGTCAACGAGCGCCAACGTCGGGATCACCCCGTCGCCGGTCGCCGCATCAGCCGCCAAAACACGGATCCGCGGCCCGTCCTTCGTCCCGCCGCGCAACCGGATCTCCCCATACCCCGACTTCACATCGAAATCGCCGCCCAACCGGCCCCGAGTGACGAGTCCGGCGGCCTGCTTGAACAAAATCCGGGCCTGATCGCGGCTCGAGGCGCCGATCACGACCTCCGCGGCCGGCCAATGCTTCAAGTGGTAGAGCGCCAAGGCTGCGAGGAGCGTTGTCTTCCCGTTTTTCTTCGGGATCACGCACACCAACTCGGTCGCACCCCCGAAATGCGCCTCCAGGAGCACCCTCTGGAACGGTTCCAGGCGGAACGGGGCGCCGTTCTCGAGGATCAGCTCACGGCAGAACCGCTGCAAACCGAACAGCGAATACACCGGCGCGATTGTTGCCGCACGCGACGTTTTCCTCGCGTTCGGCTGGCGGGCTGTGGGTGTGGCGGCGGGGTTCTTCGAGGCC